GTAAATGAATTTTCTGAAGGACAGTTTACTCAAAACTTAAAGTTAGTACGAGCGAGAAATCAATATAAAGAAGATACTCAGCAAACTACTCCCAACGCAGAAAAGTCTATTGTATCAACAAACGAGTTAATAACGCAGGCAGAGACAGATTTAGCTGGCAATGTAAGAAATATATACGGTGGTTATGTCTAGATCAACTTCAAATCAAGCAAAACGGGGAACTAAGCCATCTTGGATGGTTGGCGTTGGACCTTATATTGGCAGAGTAGTCAATCATTTAGATACAGAGTATATGGGCTCCATAGAAGTAGAAATTATTAAGATTTCTGAATCTTCAGGTGTTGTAGAAAGTAGTGGTTATGTAATTCCGTGTACTTATGTTAGTCCTTTTGCTGGACAAACACCGTCTTATGGATTATCTGATAACGAAGGGTTTGATAATACTCAAAAAAGTTATGGATTTTGGGCAGTGCCTCCGGATGTAGGCGTTCGTGTGTTAGTGTTGATGGCTGAAAATAACTTTTCATACGGATTTTGGATAGGTTGCATCCAAGATAAGTTTATGAATTTTATGATGCCAGGTAATGCGTCTACAGTTTTGAATAAAGAGGGTGGCAAATATGATGGAAAATTGGCTCCAGTTGGCGAATATAATAAACTTCGAGAAGATGGTGCAGGTAATGATGTTACAAAATACAAGAAACCAGTAGACGTTCGTCAAGCTGACATATTAGATAGGCAAGGACTATTAAAAGTAGATGAAGATAAAATAGATGATAGCAGAGGTCCAATATCTAGTTCTAGCCGCAGAGATATTCCTAGTATGGTTTATGGTATTAGTACACCAGGACCACAAGATTGGAAAGGACCAAAAGTTGCTTATCATACATTAGATAATCAAGCACGAGTTCCTTTTTCTAGGTTAGGCGGTACAAGTTTAGTGATGGATGACGGTGATCCATTAAAATTACGAACAAAATTACCAGATGATAACAAGCCTGAATACGAATTAGTAGAAAATCCAGAGGATCCGTTCCATAATCAAGGTGATACTGAGCTACCTCATAACGAATTATTTAGAATACGGACAAGAACAGGGCATCAGATATTGATGCACAATACTGAAGATTTCATTTATATTATTAATGCTCAAGGAACAGCATGGATTGAACTTACAAACAATGGTAAAATAGACATTTATTCAAAAGATAGTGTTAGTGTTCATACAGAAAACGATATAAATGTAAAAGCTGAACGGGATATGAACTTTGAAGCGTTAAGAAATATTAATATCAAAGCACACGAACAGATGCGTATAGAATCTGGACACGCAACTCATTGGAAAGTAGGAACACTAAAAGAAGACGGAGATCATTTATATGCTGATGTAAGCAGAAATGTACATTGGAGAGTAGGCACTCACGAAAATAAAGGCGATTTTTTGTTAGAAATATCTAAAGATTTTTTGATAACTGTAGATGAAGAATTTAAATTAGTAGCAAAAAAGAAGATTCATCAAAAGTCTCACGAAGAAACATACCACCATGCCTTAAAATCCTTCCATCAAAAGACAGATATGAGCTTCCATCAACAATCAGAAGCAATGATGCATCTAAAAAGTAACACTTCTGATGTAAGAATAAGAGCAAGTGTTCATTGTCATATGAATGCAGGATCAAATAACTATATTACTGCCGCTGCCAACAATCATATCAAAGGTGGATCAGCAAATCATATGGCAGCTAACACAAATAACTTCCTAGCATCTACAAATAGGATGCATGCCTTACAATATTTTGGCACAGGAGCTGCTCCAGCACTGCCAGGAGCGTGGGCATCAGGAGCAATACCAGCAATAGAACCTCCATTACCAGAATGTGCTCATCATGCTTGGATCCCAATGCGTATTCCTATGCACGAACCATACGACAGTCATGAGAATCTAGATCCAATGATGTTCAAACCAGATAAGACGGATTCAAAATTATCAATAGAAGATGATTGTGTTTTTGTAGTAAAAGAAGTACAAGAAAAAATACCATATGTTTTATATGATGATACATTTAGAAAAGGCGCACCTACTGATGAAGAGTATGCTGCTGCCTTTGCACAATCAGCAACAAGTTTTAATCCAAATAACACATAATAGGTGGAGTAATATATAATGTCTAGAGAATTTACTGAAAAATCACTTTATAAAGAGATTGTAGTAAAAAATAATCTAAAGAAAACAATTTTTGATCCAGGAACATTAGTTTATAAGGGAACAAGCACTGTAAATCGTGATAGCACGAGTCCAGTTTTATATGATTTGTCACTTATCAAGCAAGATTTGTTAAATCATTTTCATATTAGGCAAGGCGAAAAGCTATCAGACCCAACATTTGGATGTATATTGTGGGACTTATTATTTGATCCGCTTACAGAACAAACAAAAAAATTAATTATAGAAAATGTTAACACAATAATAGCATCTGAGCCTAGAGTTTATGCTGATAGAATTATTGTAGAAGAATACGAAAGTGGAATAGCAATATATTGCCAATTAACATACCTTCCTTTCAATATTAGTGAAAAAATGCGTATGAATTTTGATAAAGATTCTACCCTCACTGCTTTATAAAGTAAGCACATAATAATATAATAAATATACTAAAAGGAATACTCATGTCATCAACTGATAGACAAAACCGTTTATTAGTAGCAGAAGATTGGAAAAGAATATATCAATCTTATCGTAATGCTGACTTTCAAAATTATGATTTTGATAGTTTACGAAGAATAATGATTAATTATCTTAGGACAAACTATCCTGAAGATTTTAATGATTACATAGAAAGTTCAGAATATCTTGCATTAGTTGATCTTATTGCTTATTTAGGACAAAATTTAGCATTTAGAATTGACTTAAATGCTAGAGAAAATTTCTTAGAGTTAGCAGATAGACGAGAATCGGTACTACGGATGGCAAGATTATTGTCATACAATCCTAAACGAAATATAGCTGCTCAAGGATTATTAAAAATCACAAGTGTTAGCACTACAGAAGCTGTATACGACACTAATAACATTAATCTACAAAATCAAAATATTTTATGGAACGATCCTAGTAATTCAAATTGGCAAGAACAATTCATAAAAGTATTAAACTCAGCAATAGACAGTGATGAAGTTATAGGCAGAAGTATTAAGAAAGAAACTATAGCAGGGGTGCGTACAGAAAAGTACCGTTTTAGAACAGAAGTAGCTGGTTTGCCGGTATATGAATTTACTAAAAATATAGATGGACAAAATATCAAATTTGAAGTAGTATCAAGTAATATTACTCCTAGTCAAATTATAGAAGAAAATCCAACGCCTAATACTAAATTTTCTTTTTTATATCGTTCTGATAGTTTGGGACCGTCGTCTAGTAATACTGGATTCTTTTGCTATTTTAAGCAAGGTGTGATAAACGAAGGAACTTTTAACATTGCCAATCCAAGTGCAAATCAAGTTGTTAGTATAGATGTTACAAACATCAATAATACAGATGTTTGGTTGTATCAAACAAATACAGATGGTAATAATGTTGAATTGTGGACTAAAGTTGATGCTATTGAAGGTAATAATGTAATCTATAATAGTTTAGCAAAAAATGTAAGAAACATTTACGGGGTTCTAACAAAAACTAATGATAAAATTAGCCTTGTATTTTCAGATGGAGTATTTGGTAACTTGCCGTATGGTGGTTTTAGGGTATATTATAGATCAAGCAGAAATAGAGACATTACAATTACGCCAAGAGATATGCTCAATACGCCAATCACTATTGATTATATTAGTAAGTCTGGAAAAGCTGAACAAATTAGACTTGGGTTAGAGCTACAATATACAGTTGATAACGCATCGCAGTCAGAGACAACCGCTAGTATAAAGCAGCGGGCACCTATGACATATTACACTCAAAATAGACTTGTAACAGCAGAGGATTACCAAATTGGACCGTTAAGTATTTCGCAAGAAATAGTAAAAGCTAAGAGCGTCAATAGAATTAGCTCAGGATTATCAAGGTATTTTGACTTGCGAGATGCTACAGGAAAATATAGTAAGACTAATTTGTATGGTTCCGACGGCATCTTGTTTAGAGAATATTATAATAATCGAAAAGAATTTACATTTGAAACAAGATCAGATATTGAAAGTGTAATAAACAACGAAATTTATGAAATATTATCTAGCCAAAAAACAAAAGATTTTTATTTTGATAGTATTACGCAAGTTCCATACACTGATTTAGGTATAGAGTGGACACAAGTTACAAAAGATACTAATTTTTATACAGGATATTTTGTCAATCAAAGTTTGATTAAACAAGTTCTAGGAACTT